ATTTGACTACGGATGCCCAAGGTGCGGGTGCAGTTTTGAGCAGTTTACCTACAGGCAGGTGCAAATGGAATGATTGTCACCCTAAAGCACTACACCCCTCTGAACATAGCCGTTGAAGCTGCCCTCGTCTGCACCGCAAGCCTCGATAAAGCGGCTACGAAAGACCCTAAACAGTTCCTCACAGGTCTGCTCAAGGCAGGCCATGAGTCCGTATTCGAGCATATCAACTACACCTTCTACATTCAGAACATCACCAGAGGACTCCTACAGGAACTCGCACGGCATCGCCATTGTTCGATGAGTGTAGAGTCCACCCGTTGGGCTCTCCATAAGGTGGTCAACAAGGTCGAAGGCTTCCCGACACGGCTTGGCGTGATGTACGACGAGTCTCTGGAGAATATGCCCGACGACAAGGAGAAGCTGATCTGGAACGCACACAAGGCATCGCTCCATCTACAGGATGCCATCAACCAGATGGTGCGTGCAGGCATTCCGAACGATGTTGTCAAGCCCTATCTACAGGAATGCTTCTACACCAATCTGTACTTCACCACAAACGCACGGGAATTGAGACACATTGTGTCGCTCCGTAGTGCTCCTAACGTGTATCCAGAGTTTTGCCTGCTGGCCTTCAAGCTGAAATGGGCTGTCCCTGCCGATCATCGTTTCATGTATTGCGACCGTGAAGAATAAAAGGAGGAAAACATAATGTGTTACCGACGATGCCCCCACGAAGGGCCTAACGGCTGCTGCACGAAAGAGGAATGTGTAGCGCAGAAGCCACAGAATCAGGGAGTGTGGGACAAGGAAGACGGGGTGTGGTTTAACAGGAAAGAGACAACCAATGAAGACACTCCTCATTGACGGTGACATCGTAGCCTACCAGATCGCAGCCGCTTTGGAAACAGCCATCAACTGGGGCGACGATCTTTGGACGCTTCATGCGGATGCTGGCGAAGGGAAGTACAGGGTGGACAGCTTTATAGAGACCCTCCTTGAAAAGCTGAACGCAACTGCTGTTGTCATAGCGCTCACAGACGTTCAGAACTTCCGCAAAACCATCTACCCAGAATATAAATCCAATCGGGAAGACATCCGAAAACCTATGATTCTACAGGAACTCAAGAACCACATGATGGAACGCCATCACACGTTTCTTCGTCCGTGGCTAGAGGCTGACGATGTTCTGGGCATTCTAGCCACGTCTCCTGTTTTGGTCAGGGGCGACAAAATCATTTGCTCCATTGACAAAGACCTGCACTCTATTCCCGGTGTTCATTACAACTGGAGGAAAGAGGAGACTACAGAAGTGTCTGAAAAAGACGCTGACAGGTTCCACATGATTCAGACCCTTACGGGAGACCCTACGGACGGCTACCCCGGATGTAAGGGTGTTGGGGGTGTTACTGCCACCAAGATTCTTGATGGTCTGAACACCTATGCAGAGATGTGGCCTGTCGTTCTGGAGACATATAGCAAAAAGGGAATGGAAGGTCTTGCTCTCCCGATGGCGCAGATCGCCAGAATATGCAGGCGAGACGATTACAACTTCAAAGAAAAGGTAGTGATACCGTGGACACCCCCAAGATCATAGCACTCTACTCTTCCGCACCTAAATGCGGGAAGTCTACAGCAGCACGCATCCTGACCAGCATCGACAATCGTTTTGTGATTCTCAAGTTTGCAGGGGCATTGAAATCAATGCTCCTGTCTCTTTTCCTCTCCGCAGGATACACCCAGAAACAGGCTCTTGAGTACATCGAGGGAGACAAGAAGGATGAACTTCTCCCCCTGTTCGGAGGTAAGTCAACTCGTTACCTCATGCAGACTCTTGGTACCGAGTGGGGAAGAAACACCATAGACGAACATATCTGGGTCAACATCGCAGAAGCCCGTATGGAGAAGCTGCTCAAAGGTGGAAAACATGTTGTCATTGACGATCTGCGTTTCCCGAATGAATTTACCATGCTGAAAAAGCACGGAGCAGTTATCTGGAAGATAGACAGGAATGTTCCCAAGAATACGGAGCATTGTAGTGAGGGAGCCTGTGACAAGTTTGGCTTCGATGACCTCATTGTAAACGACTGCCCTATGCGGGAGTACGTGGACAAAGTGTTTGAAGCGTACAAAAGGAGTGCGCTTGAATGAACAACTGGGTCGAAATGGTCACGGAGTTTCATAAGCGGTTCGGGCATCCTGTGAACGAGAAAGGGCACATACCGACCATAAGAGAAGATTACTTGAGACGTGACCTTCTTTTTGAAGAAGTGATTGAATATGCTATGGCAGAATCACGGGTAGAGAAGCTCGATGCTCTGGCAGACATCATCGTGGTGGCTATAGGGACAGCCCTGCTGTATGGGTTCGACATTGATACAGCCATGGCAAGGGTACATGAAAGCAATATGTCGAAACTTGGTGAAGACGGTCGGCCTATTTATCGAGAGGATTGGAAGATATTGAAGGGGCCTAACTATCACAAGCCACGTCTCGACGATCTTGTGTGAGGGGATAAAAACTATGATAGAACCTAAATTTGATGAAAACGCTTTGGCTGTTCTCAAAGAGCGCTACCTGTGGAAAAACGACAAAGGAGAACCTATCGAGACCCCGCAGGAGATGCTTGAAAGGGTGGCTGGCGTGGTGGCCTCCCGGGAAGAAAGCGCTGTTGGACGGCTTGCGTGGGCGAAAGAGTTTTACAACATCATGGCATCGAAGGATTTTTTCCCGAACTCCCCGACGCTTATGAACGCAGGACGATCTGGAGGACACGGGCAGCTGTCAGCCTGTTTTGTCCTCGGTATCGAAGACTCCATGGACTCCATTTTCACCACGCTGAAACATCAGGCACTCATTCACAAATCTGGTGGAGGCACAGGATTTAATTTCTCAAACCTCCGTGCTGAAGGTGACATTGTAAATTCCACCAACGGCAAGGCTTCCGGCCCTGTATCTTTTATGTCCATGTTCGACCTTGCTACTGACGTGGTTCAGCAGGGTGGAATGAGGCGAGGGGCAAACATGGGTATTCTGAACTGTGACCACCCTGACATACTGAAGTTTATCAAGGCCAAGACCAAGGACGGAAAGTTGAAGAACTTCAACATCTCCGTAGCCGCTGACGATGCGTTTATGAAAGCAGCTGTTGAAGGGAAAAACTCCGTCTTCGACGAGATAGTGAAAGCTGCGTGGGAGACCGGAGACCCCGGCATGATCTTCCTCGACACTATCAATGAAAAGAACACCACACCGTGGCTTGGAGAACTTAACGCCACCAATCCCTGCGGTGAAGTGCCCCTGTATCCGTTTGAGGCGTGTAACCTGGGGTCGATTAACCTGTCCAATATGGTCGAAAAGGGGGAGATAAGCTACACAAAAATATCACGGGTTGTCAGAACAGCTGTGCGCTTTCTTGACAATGTGATCGACATCAACGAATTTCCTCTTCCCCAGATTAAAGAAGCCGTGCTCAAGACGAGGAAAATAGGACTCGGTGTTATGGGCTTTGCCGAACTTCTGTTCAAGCTGAAGATACCTTACGACTCCGCACAGGCAGTCCTCCTCGGCTCCCACATTATGGAGCACATCAGAAACGTAGCCCACCATGAATCATACCTTCTCGGCATCGAGAGAGGCACGTTCGACCCTCGTTCTGTCAGACGGAATGCCACGCTGACGTGCATAGCCCCAACAGGAACCATTTCCCTACTAGCGGGCTGCTCAAGCGGTATCGAACCTGTCTTCGCCCTTCAGCACAAGCGGATAGCCTTTGCAGGAGAGGGCGAAGGCGTAGAGCTTGAATATTACAACCCGGTCTATCTGGAAGCTGTTGAAGACCCTTACTGGTCAGACACCGAACTGAACAGGGTCTTTGTCACAGCACACGACATTGACCCCGTGTGGCACGTCACCATGCAGGCAGCGTTTCAAGAGTATACTGACCTTGCTGTATCAAAGACGGTAAACCTTCCCCATGACGCTAAAATCGAGGATGTGCGTAACATTTACATCAAAGCGTGGATGAATGGATGCAAAGGTGTCACAGTATATCGGGACGGGTGTAAGAACACGCAGGTGCTGTACAAAGTAGCTTCCAACCTATGCCCTCAATGCGGAGCGTCTCTGAAGCATCAGGATGGGTGTGTCTCATGTACAAAATGTTCATGGGGCAAGTGTTCAATGTAACATATGTAACTTTACGGTATACAACGGAATCGAGGTGAAAACCGATGTCAGGAGGGAATACGTTCCCCTTTGTTCCGACACCTTTAGTAGACGCACTTAACAAACTATACCCTGAAAAATGTCCAAATATCAACGATTCAGAGCGTCTCATCTGGTTCAAAGCAGGCCAGCGCTCTGTTGTCGATAGCCTTCTGCGAAAGCATGAAGATCAACTCAAGGAGGAATTTTACTAATGTGCCTTTCAAATCCAGACATTCCCGAAACTCCCGCCCCTCCGGTGGAAGTTGAAAAGACCGTTACCTCCCCTGCTGTGGAAGGAGAAGACAAGCTTATGTCTCTGCGGAGAAAAGGCCGAAATAGTCTTGTCGTTCCGCTGAACCAGCAAAACACGGGTAAAACCGGACTAAACATTCCTAAGTGATTACTGAACAGGCGACACAGCGGATAACGGCGCAGAAACGGTACAAAGAACTCGAAAACAAACGAGAACCGTTTCTTCGCCGTGCCCGTGAGTGTTCAAAATACACCATCCCTTACCTGATCCCCGAAGAAGGGGAGACAGAAACTACCGACATCAAAACGCCGAGGCAGGGTGTCGGAGCCGAGGGAGTAACAAATCTCGCTTCAAAACTTCTTATCACCCTTCTCCCACCGAATACTTCCAGTTTTCGACTCAAGATAGATGATTTTGAACTCGACAAGGAAAACCCCGAAGAGGAGCTGAAAACCCTTCTCGAAAAGGCTCTCCAGAAGATTGAAGCCGCTATCAACGATTCCATAGAGTCCAGCATGGACAGGGTGGCTGTCGGAGAAGGTATGGAACACCTTATCGTCGCTGGAAACGTGCTTCTGTTTGATTCGCACGATGGAATGCGTGTCTTCCACCTTGACCAGTATGTCGTCAAGCGAGACCCTGCGGGGAACGTGCTTGAGATTATCGTCAAGGAAGAAGTTTCCCCTGTCGTTCTGCCCGAAGAATTTAAGGACTACATACGGCAGAAACAGGCTGCAAACGGCGAAGAAGAAGAAAAAGACACAACGACGCTTACCCTCTACACCCATGTGAAACGTGTCGAAACAAAGTGGGAATACTATCAGGAGGTAAGCGGTGAAATTGTCCCTGACACGGATGGAACATACCCTCTTGACTCCTGTCCGTGGCTCCCTCTCCGTTTTACTCGGCGTGCCGGGGAAGACTACGGAAGAAGCTACATCGAGGGACGGCTTCTTGGCGATCTCCGCACCCTTGAGACCTTGACTGAAGCCATGACTGACGGTGCTTTAGCTGCTGCACGTCTTTTGTTCCTTGTGAACCCGAACGGAACGACACGGGCAAAAGATGTCGCCAGAGCTGAAAACGGTTCTGTCATTGAAGGAAACGCACAGGATGTCTCCACTCTACAGCTCGACAAAGCCCGAGATTTCCAGATTGCTTTCTCACAGGCGCAGGCTATAGAACAGAGGTTGAGCAGGGCCTTTCTTCTCACCTCGTCTGTTCAGCGTCAGGCAGAGCGGGTAACAGCAGAAGAGATACGCCAGATGGTGGGGGAACTTGAAGACTCCCTCGGCGGTATTTATTCCGTGCTGACGCAGGAGTTCAGCCTTCCTTACGTGAGGGTGAAAATGCTCCGTCTCGAAAAGGAAAAGAAACTCCCGCCCCTTCCGAAGAAACTTGTCAAGCCCACCATCGTAACAGGGCTTGATGTCATTGGAAGGAACCACGACAAGAACAAGCTGAACGAGTTTCTGAAGACGTTGACTGATGTCTTCGGGCCGGAAGTG